GTACCTTTCCGTGGTCGAGTAGTATATGTAGCTGGCGAACGTACATATGCAGACTGGACTGTTGGAATTTTTAATGATGCAGGTTGGACAATTCGTAGTCAATTGGAAGCATGGTCTAATTCCGTTATGGATATGGGTGCTACAACCGGTGGGTTGCAGTCTCCTGAATCTTATTACGGCGAGGCTGATATACAACAACTTTCAAGAAACGAAGATGTTATTTGGCAGGCACATTTATATTCTGTGTGGCCAACTAATATCGCCGAGATTCCTCTTGCTTATGATACCAACGATATAGTTGAGGAATATGATGTAACATTCCGATTTAACTATATGACAACAGGTCCAACAGGAACTGGAATAGGAACTTCGTAAAGTCATTCTATGAATTTGTATAAATAGTAGTATGGCAGATTTTTTTGGTTTTGAAATAAAGAGAAAGGGTGAGGTCACGAAGGGTAAATCCTTCGTGGCCCCGTCCGACGAAGAAGGTACACTAGATATTGCTGGTGGGGCTGGTTTTTTTAGTCAGTATATTAACCTTGAACGCACAGCAAAAAATGATTGGGACCTCATTCGTAAATATCGCACCACAGCGGAAAACCCCGAATGTGACCAAGCGATAGAAGATATCATCAATGAAGCTATTACAGCTGATGAAGATGATACCTCCGTTAAACTCAATTTAGATATGACAGACCTTTCTGGTTCTATTCAGAAAAAGGTTAATGAAGAATTCAAAGAAGTTTTAAGACTTCTAGATTGGAAGCATAAAGGTAATGATATCTTTAAGAGGTGGTATGTTGATAGTAAACTTTTCTATCATATAATCATAGATGAAAATTCTCCTCGCAAAGGTATATCGGAAGTTCGTTATATTGATCCTAAATTTATCAAGAAAGTTCGTGTTATTGAAAAGACTAGTGATCGAAAGACAATGGGTCCTGCGAACAATGTAGATTTAGTTAAAAAAACCCAAGAATTTTTTATGTATAATGAAGCCGGTGTTTATCCTAGTATGAGTGGCGGCGGTGGTAAAGACGGTTCTGGTCTTAAAATTTCGCCAGACTCTATTGCTTATGTAACTTCTGGCATTTATAATCCCACAACTAAACAGGTTTATGGTTTCCTTCAGAAGGCTATCAAACCTACTAACCAACTCCGTATGATGGAAGATGCGTTGGTTATCTATCGTATTAGTAGAGCACCAGAACGCAGAATTTTTTATATTGATGTGGGCAATCTACCTAAACCTAAGGCAGAAGCTTATCTTAAAGATGTAATGAGTCGTTATCGCAATAAGGTGGTGTATGATGGTTCTACTGGTGAAATAAAAGATGACCGAAACCAAATGTCTATGTTAGAAGATTTTTGGTTGCCTCGCCGTGAAGGTGGTCGAGGTACAGAGATTACAACATTGCCTGGCGGACAGAATCTTGGTGAGATGTCAGATGTAACATACTTCCAAGAAAAACTTTATCGTTCACTAAACATTCCAGTTTCTCGCCTTTTAACAGATAGCGGATTTAATATGGGTAGAGCTTCTGAGATTCAACGAGATGAAATAAAATTTAGTAAGTTTATTCAAAAACTACGAAAAAGATTTGCAGGGTTATTTACAACTCTCTTAAAGACCCAATTAATACTGAAAGGTATTATGACCATTGAAGATTGGGATATTATGAAAGAGTCCCTGGTTTATGATTTCAATGATGATAATCATTTCCATGAAATTAAAGATGCAGAAATTTTATCAGGTCGTATTGAACAGTTGGGTACATTAAGTGAATATATTGGAACATATTTTTCAAAAGAATGGGTACGTAGGAGAGTATTAAAACAAACCGATCTCGATATAGCAGCTATTGATAAACAAATAGCAGTTGAAAAGAAAAGTGGAGAAATAGATAGTAAAGCAGGACTTGGTTTAGGAGGTCCAGAAGGAGGATTTGGAGATCCAAGTAGAGGTGTAGAACAGGATCCATATGATGATTACGATGATATGGCACCTGAAGTTTAAAAAAGTTATAAATATAGAAAGAGGATTATATTATGAGTAAAGGTTTTGTTGATGCTGTAGTAGCCGGTGACCTCAATACAGCTGGCGATGAATTTTTACAAGCAGTGCAGGCTAAGCGTGACGCTGATTGGGAAAATGCCAAACTAAATTTAGCACACCAAGCTTTTGGTGATGCTGAGGCGCCTGACGCTTTAGAAGAGCCAGAAGAAGCGCCCGAACTGGTAGCAGATGCACCAGAAGTTCCAGAGGAATTTGAGGAAGAAGAATGAAATTAATATCTGAACACGTTGAGGATGTTGAATTAATTTGTGAAGCTACAGAAGACGGAAAAAAGAATTATAAAATTCGTGGCGTCTTCATGCAAGCCGAAATTAAAAATAGAAATGGACGAATGTATCCACAAGCAGTTTTGGAAAAAGAAGTAAAAAGATATAATAAAGAGTATGTTCAACAGAAACGTGCTTTCGGAGAGTTAGGCCATCCTGATGGTCCTACAGTAAATTTAGAGCGTGTGTCGCACATGATTACAAAGCTCACACCAGAAGGTAAAAACTTTATCGGTGAAGCTAAGATTATGGACACTCCTTACGGTAAAATAGTAAAAAATCTTATTGATGAAGGTGCCAAACTGGGCGTTTCATCAAGAGGTATGGGTTCATTAGAACCAAAAAGAAATATGCAGATTGTTAAGGATGATTTTTACTTAGCAACTGCAGCCGATATTGTCGCAGATCCATCTGCTCCTAATGCTTTCGTAGAAGGTATTATGGAAGGTAAAGAGTGGGTGTGGGAGAATGGCGTTGTAAAAGAGGTCGAAATCGCTTTGTATAAAAAGTTATTAGACCAAAAACAAAAGAATAACGAAGATAAGAATATACGAATATTCTCAAATTTCATGTCTAAGTTATAACTTTGATAAATAAAACAAGAAACCTAATTAGGGAGTTTATCCAATATGACAGACATCAACAAAGAATTAGAAGCTATTGCTGAAGATGTCTTTGTCGATGAGGACGAACAATTGGTAGAAGAACCTGCTAACGCCCCCACACTACATGCGGAACCCGCCATGCCGATGCAACACATGGATGGTCAGGATGAAGTTGAGGATATGGGACCAGCAGTTGTTTCACCAAACGCTCCGTCTGATCCAGGCAAAGAAGCTTCTAAGAAAGCTAAACGGGCTACACCTCCTGGTGCACCCGGTGGTAAAGGATTTGCGTCTGATGCGTCAGCCAAACAAGAGGAAGTTTCTCTTGATGGTGATGATGAGGAAGATAGTGATGAAATTACTATAGATGAGCGTATTGCGGCTATGGACTTTTCCGATGATGTTAATGCTCTTACTGAAGGTGGTGATGATGAAGAAGAATCAGCATCAGGACTTACTGTAGAATTTAAGCAAAAGGCTGCTATTATTTTTGAAGCAGCTGTTAAGGCGAAGATTCGTTCAGAGCTAGAAAGAATCGAAGAAGAATATGAAGAAGCATATGCTGTTGGTTTTGAGAACGCTAAGGAAGATATGACCGAGAAAGTTGACGGTTATCTCTCCTATGTAGTTGAGGAATGGATGAAGACCAACGAGATGGCAGTCGAACATAAAATGAAGACTGAAATCGCTGAGGGATTTATTGCAGGCCTAAAAACACTTTTTGAAGAACATAATATTGCTATTCCTACGGAACAGTTTGATATGCTTGATGCCGCCGCCGAGAAGGTTGGTGAGCTAGAAGGCAAGTTGAATGAAACCATAGAAAGTAATGTTAGACTATCCCAGGAAGTGGCAGAGTTAAAAAAGAGCGAAATTTTAAGTGATGTCGCTTCCGATTTAGCTGATACCGAAGTTGAGAAGTTTGCTGGACTAACAGAAAATGTTGAGTATGAGACCGAAGCCAACTTTCGTGAGAAAGTCGAAACGATTAAAGAATCATATTTTCCAAAAGTTCAGTCAGCTAACAACGATGACACAGCAGCACCGCTGGAAACGGAAAATGATCTAGATGTATCCGACACAATGGCTGCTTACATGACCGCTATTAGACGATCCAAACCTTTTGGTATGGGATCAACTGCTAGTGGCCATGAAACACAATAGTTTATTACAAATATAGGGAGAAAATAAACAATGTTTCAAACGGAACACTTACAGGAAAAGTGGCAGCCAGTGCTAGGGCATCCTGACCTCCCAGAGATTAAGGATGCTTATCGTCGGGCCGTTACAACTGTAATTTTAGAAAACCAAGAAAAGGCTATGAGAGAAGATGCATCTTTCCTTTCTGAAGCTGCACCTGCTAACGCAACAGGCGCACAAGTACAAAATTGGGATCCAATCCTAATTTCGTTAGTTCGTCGTGCGATGCCTTCCTTGATTGCTTATGATGTCTGCGGCGTTCAGCCAATGACTGGACCTACCGGTCTAATCTTTGCAATGAAGGCACATTATACTTCACAAAGCGGTACAGAAGCTCTGTTTAACGAGGCCAATACTGGTTTCGCAGGGACAGGCACCCAGTTGGGTACAGAAGTACTTAAAGCATTGTCAGCTGCTACGTTTACCACAGGTACTGGTATGGCAACAGCAACAGGTGAAGCATTAGGTGATAGTGCTGCTAACGCTTTTGCTGAGATGGCTTTTAGTATTGAAAAAGCAACCGTTACTGCAAAGACACGGGCGCTCAAAGCTGAGTATACTATGGAACTTGCTCAAGACCTCAAGGCCATTCATGGTCTGGATGCCGAGACTGAGTTGGCTAATATTCTTAGTGCTGAAATTTTGGCAGAAATTAACCGTGAGGTTATTCGTACAATTTATCAGAATGCAAAAATCGGTGCACAAGCCAACACCACAGCTGTTGGTATCTTTGATTTAGATACTGACTCCAATGGTCGTTGGTCTGTTGAACGCTTCAAAGGCATGATGTTTGCCATTGAACGTGATGCAAACGTAGTTGCTCGTGATACTCGACGTGGTAAGGGTAATATTATCATCTGTTCAGCCGACGTTGCTTCCGCATTCGTCATGGCAGGCATGATGGATTATGCTCCCGCTATGTCAACTAATCTAGATGTAGATTCAGCAGGTAATACCTTCGCTGGTGTATTGAATGGTCGCTTTAAAGTGTATGTTGATCCATACATGAACATGCAAGTTCCTTATACCAACAGTGGTGCAACTGCTAGTCAATACTACACAGTTGGTTACAAGGGTTCATCCCCATATGATGCAGGTCTTTTCTACTGCCCATATGTGCCGCTCCAGATGGTCCGTGCGGTGGGTGAGAATTCTTTCCAACCCAAGATTGGTTTTAAGACTCGTTATGGTATGCAGGTAAATCCATTTGCAGAAGCAAGTGCCTCCACTAATGGTGCAGGTACCCGCAACGCAAACGTATACTACCGTCGTGTTCAGATTAATAATCTGATGTAAGGGAGTTGATTTAAATAGTCTAAGAACTATGAAGAAGTAAATTCAGACCCCGCTTCGGCGGGGTCTTTTTTAGACCTAAATAATAAAACTGAGGAGTAACCTAATGACACAATTAATAAATCCAGAGAAGTACACCGCAGCAACGACCCAATTGAGGTCGTTTTTTTTTGCAAAAGGCTTCCAAGAAGTACACACACAAAATCGACTATCGATACTGGCTGCCTGTGAGGACCCAACAACTGTTGCCACCTATGAATATGGTGGGGAGGTATGGCCTCTTCCCCAAACAGGCCAAATGTGGCTTGAATACGAATTACTTAATCGCCCGGCAGTGCCGGGTTTTTTCTGCATCTCAACTTCTTATCGGGCTGAGAAAGAAATAGTGGAAGGGAGGCACGATGTTATCTTCCCCATGTTTGAGTTTGAAATGCCTGGTAATATACACGACTTAGAAAAGATGGAGAAGGAACTATGTGAACATATGGGATTCGGTTCACAACACGGTGTTGTAGATAAGAACTATCTAGAATGGTGTGAGATGTTTCAGACTGAAGAACTGACCCACGAACATGAGAATGCTATGGCAGATTCTTGGCAGGGTAGAGTTTGTATGATAAAGAACTTTCCTAACTACACATCACCTTTCTGGAATATGAAACAGAACGGTGACGGTACGGCAGCCAAGATAGATGTTATTATCTCTGGTCAAGAGACTATCGGTTCAGCTGAACGTAGTAGTGATACCGACGAGATGATGAGGATGTTCCATGAGATATCTGATGGTATGTATGCTGACCTGTTGTATGACCTGTTTGGTAAAGAAAGAGTTGACAAGGAACTAGATGAGTTTCTATCACTTGATTTCTTTCCAAGAGTGGGTGGTGGAATAGGTATGACAAGATTGCTGACCGCTATGGACGATTATGATGTCCGTCGTGTTGTAAATAGTATGTAAAAATATTCCGGGGTATGCGAATTTGGTATAGCAGCCCTACTGTCGATAGGGTGCAGACTAAGGCGCAAGCTGTCTGATGTGTGTTCGACCCACACCCCCGGAGCCATCATTTAAACTATTATTTATCTATAAATAGTAATTAAGAGGAGTCATTGTAAAAGGGGGAGAGTAGACTCCAGCCCCACAATAAGGAGAAAAAATCATGGCAGTTTCATTACATACACTTGCTGATACTAGATACAGAACTACAGTCAAAGTACAGGTCAGCAGTACAAATAGTTCAACATCAATACTAAATGTTTCTGATTTGGTGGGATGGGAGACGGGAAGTTTAGTAAACATAGCAAAAATATTTTGGTCATTGGCACCTGCGGCTATTACAAATACCGCAACCCTAGTTTGGGTAGGAACTACCCCTGCGGATGCTTTTGTTTTCGCTTTGAATAACAGTGGTGAATATGGTTATCAACCTGGCCAACCAGCGATTGTTCATGCAGTCGCACCGGCTGGAGCTAATGCTGGTGACGTGGCCTTAACAAATGCTGCGGCAGCAGTTGGAACCATCGTAATTGAATTTCATAAAATAGTTAATAATGCTGATGGCGCTGGTTGGGCTGCGTAGTGGCAGCGACTGATAATAGAGCAGGAGAAGTTGGTGGTTCTACCAGTTCTCCTGATGTTACTGGAGTTGTTTCAGCTGTTAATAGGGAACCAACCGTATTTGATTATTCACAAAGTAATCAATTTAAAATATATTTTCCTATTTTCCCTACTACAGAATGGTTTGTGACAAGAGCTAATATTCCTGGGTGTACCTTGGGTCAGGCGGACCAATATACACCCTTTATAGATATAGCAGTTGTTGGAGATAAAATGCAATATGATAATTTCAATTGCACCTTTATTGTTGACGAATCATTAGCCAATTATATGGAAATGTATAACTGGGTAATGAATATAGGATTTCCTTTTAGCGGCATGCAACAATTCAACAGAACCGATAGACCTGATAATATGAATAGGGGTGCTGGTTCAGAAAAACGCAATCCTAAAGATGGAGTATATTATGAACTTAATGATAGAGATTTATATACAGATATAGTTCTAACTATTTTAAGTTCTAAAAATAATCCTGTAGCGGCAGTTCATATATATGATGCGTTTCCTGTAAGTTTGGGTAGTGTTGAATATAGTCAAGCGGAAACTGATATTTCATACGCTATGTGTGATGTTTCGTTTGCTTATACTTGGTTTGATATAAAGGTTACATAAGTTATAAATAAAAATGAGATGGTCAAGTTGAATGATAAAGGTATTTTATCTTCTGACTACCTATAGAATCGAAGAAATATAGAAACCTACAGCAAGGAAGATTCGACCGCTGACCATCTCTCTTTGAGGGAATTATATAATGGATTTTGGTGAGTTACAGCTTTTAGTTGATAAAGATTTAAAAATTGATGATACTGAATTAGATATGGAGTCTATTAGGACTCCTCAATTGCATAATAAGTATCTTAAATATTATACAAAATATTCACTTCAGCTTAAAAAATTACAAGACGATAGTAAAATACTCTATCGTGATAAGTGGGAGTATTATACTGGAAAATCTCCAGCAGAGGTTTATGCTGATAAACCTTTTGATTTAAAAATTCTCAAGGTAGATGTGGGTATCTATATAGATGCTGATGATGAAATGCTAGAACTTGGAAAGAAAATAGAGTATGTAAAAACTATAGTAAATTACTTAGAAAGAATATTGAGAGAGATTAACAATAGGAACTGGAATATCAAGAACACCATTGCTTGGAAACAGTTTTTGCACGGTGAATGAAGTAACTATTGAAAAATTTAACGAGGCCTATCTTAGAGTCCAATGTGAGCCGTCGATTGGTAAAGAGTTATCGGAGTTTTTTACCTTCGAAGTACCGAATGCAAGATTTATGCCGTCGGTGCGAAATCGTATGTGGGATGGTCGTGTACGTTTATTCAGTCCTGCTACTGGTAAGATATATGCTGGATTATTACCATATGTCCAAAGATTTCTCCAGGACCAAGGATATCTCGTTAAAGTTGAAGAAGTCTTCCGACCAAAAGAAGTAGATAAAAAACTGACACGAAAGTTTGTTAATAGTATAAGTAAGTTTAGGGCAAGAGATTATCAAGTAGATGCCATACATCATATTATTGAACGTGATAGAGGTGTTATTCTTTCACCCACTGGGTCTGGTAAGTCTTTTGTTATCTATGCCTTAATAAGATATTATCTGCTCAAAGAAATTAAAATTCTTTTAGTTGTACCTACCACATCGTTAGTTGAACAGATGTATAAAGATTTCTCCGAGTATGGATGGTTTCCAGAAGATCATTGTCATAGGTTGTATGCGGGTAAAGAAAAGGATTCTAACAAAGATGTAATTATATCCACATGGCAATCTATCTACAAATTACCTAAAAGTTATTTTGAACAATTTGGTACAGTGTTCATAGACGAGGCCCACTTAGCTAAAGCCAAATCTTTAACTGGTATAATGACCAAGCTCCATGATTGTAAATACCGAATAGGTTTAACAGGCACTTTGGATGGTAAAGAAGTTCACCGTTTAGTTTTGGAAGGACTTTTTGGGATATGTGACCAAGTAACTACTACGGCAGAATTGGTAAAGAAAAAAGTTTTATCTAACTTAGAAATAAAATGTCTTGTATTAGAACATACCAAATCTAATAAAATTAAAAGAACTTATCAGGAAGAGATGGACTATCTTGTTTCTAGTGAGTCTAGAAATCTATTTCTTATTAATTTAATTTCTACCCTAGAAGGTAATTCTTTAGTATTGGCTCAGTATATAGAAAAACATTTGATACCTCTACATGAATTAGCGATAACTATTGATAAACAAGTTTATTTGGTATATGGTAGTACTCCAACAGATGAACGGGAAGAGATAAGGGGTTTAGTAGAAAACAGTAAAACCGATAGTGTTATTTTAGCGTCATATGGTACGTTTTCCACCGGAATTAACATCAAAAGGCTACATAATATTGTATTTGCAAGCCCATATAAGTCTCAAATCCGGGTTTTACAGTCAATTGGAAGGGGTCTAAGAGTGTCAAAAGATAAGGAAATGCTAAAAATATTTGACATAAGCGACAATTTAATGTATAATAATAAGGAAAACTATACACTTTTACATTTAAAGGAACGTGTTAGGTTATATAATGAACAAGATTTTCAATACGAAATAGTCCCAATAAAATTAAAAAGATAAATAATAGTATATGGAAAAGATGGAAGAAAAGTCTCCTTATAAAATACTTAAAATGATAAATGGTGATGATGTATTTTGTAAGGTGTTAAAGGAATACGATGATGCCTTGTTGGTAGAGTTACCTATGGCTGTACAAAAACATCAAGTACATCAAGATGAAGTGCATGTGGTAGAACACACGGGATTACATAGGTGGATTAATTATAGTAATGATTCCTCACATGTAATTTATAAAGATAGAATTCTATCTTTTGGTACTTTAGCTCCCGAAGTAATCTTTTATTATAAAATGTTTTGCAAAAGGATTAGACATGAAATTTCTGATAATGAAAGTAAATCAGAGGAAACCATGATGGAACAAATGAAGGATAATCTATCCAAAGTAGCTAAATATTTGGAAGATTCTCATAAAATTGATGTAGAGTTTGAAGAAGATAATTCAGAAGTACCAATGAAGATATCTGGACCCAAACCTACATTACATTAATCTGGTATTGGTTTTCCTCAAAGGTGGCTCTTTAAGTATACCATACTTTTCACTGTTTGTCAACCCCTAGGAGGAAATAAAATGGCTGCTGAAGTTACAGCGTTTTTTGTCTCTGCACTAATTACATTGAATGCAGCGACGGGGTTGAGCCCATTACAAGGCTGGACCCAATTTATGATGCCGTTTGAGAATAAGGAACATTGCGAGTCGTATACCGCGGTTAATTCGTTACCACTTATTATGATGTTACAGGGCACGATTGGAAACATGCTAGACGAATTCCACGAATTCAAATGTATGACCGAACAAGAGGTTTATGATGCCAATATTGCATTAGGACACGAACCACCGGAGAGTCCAGAGGATAGTGGTAAGAAAATTTAATGATAACTGAATGGATACTGGTCCTACACCTGATGACTACAAATGGCCACGACGCCCTTAGTGGTGTAGCACCATTTAAGACCAAGAGTGATTGCCTAACACACGCAGCCCACCTATTCAACGGATGGAACAAAGTGAGAGAGTCCGAAGAAAACCTGTACCACAGGATGGACTCAATGATCCATTACATAGAAATCCATGAAGGCGAATGGGTGAGCCAATGGTCGTGTGTGCCATCTATTCCGCATGAATGGGGCCTACACAACATACCAAAATGAAAATAGAATTAACCGGTGATTTTGCAATAAGTGTGGGCAAAAAAGAAATAGATATAAGTGGATTTACTACTATAAAAGGATTGCTTAATGTTTTAGATAGTACTTATCCTAATTATGGTTGGGGTGATTGTAATGTAGCTATTAATGGAACTATGTATTCTAATGCATGGTTGCAACCAATTATAGAAAGTGATGAAGTAGTTATTATGCCACCTATTGAGGGTGGATAAGGTGAAAACATTAATTATAGATGTGGATGGAACTTTAACCAAATATATGGGTGGGGGACATAGGGCTGTGATAGATAATGCCCATGAGTTGTTACCTGGTGTGTTTAAAAGAATGAAGAAATGGGAAGCACAAGGACATAACATCATTCTTATTACAGGTCGTCGTGAGTCAGTAAGAGAACGAACAGAATCAGAACTCCGTAGACTAGGTATTCCTTTTGATATGCTTATTATGGGCATGGCAGATACCGGTAGGATCCTAATAAACGATATAGGATCCTTAGTTAAAGCACACGCAGTAAACCTAGAAAGAGATGTTGG